TTCCCTCGTCCAATACATCGTCCCACTCGTTGATAATGGGGAGATCATCCCACATTGCCTTTAACTCCTCGCTTACGCGCTCGCGAAGGAGGACCTGTCCTGCTTTGTGCATCGATAACCCAATAATAATGTGGATACCGTCTTTGGTTTTCTCCGGCAGACAGTTGACGTTTGGCTTTTCCATAATGAAAATTTCAACCGACGTATCGTCAGGAATATCCAGAATCTCGCCGCACTTATCCATATATATACATAAACCGTCCGTGATATGCTCTATACTATGCTGGCGCTGTTTGATATTAGGGGAATAGTGTAAATCAACGTCTATCATAATCGGTCCATCTTCTATTAGCTGCTTCTCGGTTAGATACTCCATGTTTCCTGACGTAAATACGTGGTCATGGTAACATTGGAGAAACTTAGAATACTCGTTCACAGGAATATGATAGTTTCCGCCGCAAATGTTGCTAGTTTTATCGCCAATACGCGTGTTGGTTGAGGGGTTTCCATTACAGGTTTTGGACTTTAAATAGGGACCGAGTTTTCCTTGTTTAGTGGACATACTTGAATATATACTCGGCATATTTTTTTAATCAATTTTATATTATATAATTATAACAAAAACTTATATTAACACCATAACTGACGCATATAATGATTGATAATATTACATATTAAAAGCATCTAAATAAAGAGGAATATATTATATATGGCCGCGCTGAACAAGGAAACACCAATTGTTACGAAAGATACTATTAAAAGGCTCGCAAAAGATGTTAAGGACCTTATTAAAAATCCTCTAATAGATAACGGTATATATTACGCGCACGATGAGAACAATATTTTGAAGGGATATGCGCTAATTATTGGACCGCCGGATACTCCATATGCGGGAGGATATTATTATTTTATGTTTCAGTATCCACACGACTATCCGTTCAGACCACCCATTGTTACGTACCATACGAACGACGGAGTCACGCGGTTCAACCCGAACCTATACCGAAGTGGAAAGGTGTGCGTCTCTATTTTGAACACATGGAAGGGTCCACAGTGGACCTCGTGTCAGTCAATCTCGTCGGTGCTCCTTTGTCTATGCGGTTCGGTATTGAACGATAATCCACTGTTAAACGAGCCCGGTGTAACAGAAACACATCGAGATTTTGCCAATTACCTGGAAATTTTGAAATACAAGAATTTCGACGTCGCGATTGGTGACATGTTAACCAGCGAATATATTCAAGTCAACTTCACCACGTTGTATATGGAAATGGTCAAACATTTCCTTGAAAATTACGACAAAATTAACGCGAACCTAACTGCTTCTCAATGTGCTAATAAGAAAATTGTTATTAATCTATATAAGATGCACGCCGACATTAACTATGAGAGAACGAGGGGGAAATTAGCGAATACATATTCCGAATTAAAAAATTGAATTAAAAAAATTCATATATATTAATAATATAATGAATTTTTGTAGTGGATGTAGCAATATGTATTACCTTAAAATAGAGTCTAATGGTGAATCGAGCGATAAGTTAATACACTATTGTCGCAATTGTGGAAATGAGGAACCAAATACTACCGGTGAAAATATATGCGTTTCGTCTACGAATCTTAAAGAAAACACCCAACAGTTTGACTCGTTTATTAATGAATATACCAAACTTGACCCCACGCTACCGAGAACGAACACTATTAAATGCCCCAATAGCAACTGTGATACGAATACTAGTAAATCGGATGATGTAAAGCGTGAAATTATATATATTCGTTATGACGACCTTAATATGAAATATGTGTATATGTGTTCAACGTGCGACTCACTGTGGAAAACTAATGAGAGTGTATAATTTTACATTATGTAATTATATCGCGGGCTATGTAATTATATCGGGATATATTTTTTTATTAAAAAATTGAAGAGATATAAAAGTTTCTCCTTTATGTATATTACTATGGGCGATTTAGGAAAGAACACTTACGATGACGACGAGAAAAAAATACTAGAGGGTGAGGACGATGATAACGTTGATGATGACCAATCGGAATTGGGTTCGGACGCGGAAAGCATGGATTCGGACGCGGACGATGATGTATCGATAAATAGCGACGACGCTTCGCAGACCGGAAACAGCTACGCGGATAGTGTAGAGGGTGTAGAGGAGACGAAGGGCGACGATCCGGTCGGCATTAATATAACTCCTACGATAAATAGCTATTTATCGTCGGACGACAGCGAGGAGGAGGAAGATGACGATTATCTACAGAAATTTGACGAGGACCTGAGGACCAACTTCATAAATAAGCATCACCCCGAAGTTTCAGTTCATAATTACGAGGAGGTAAAAAAACTCGCCGCGGTGGTGAGAGACGGAGACGGGACGATCGTAGACCAACTTCACCGAACCATACCAATCATGACAAAATACGAGTCTACGAGGATTTTAGGGCAGCGCGCCAAGCAAATCGAGACCGGGGCACAGCCGCTGGTCGATGTTCCGCCCGATATTATCGACAGCTACATTATCGCCGAAAATGAACTGAAGGCCAAAAAAATACCTTTTATAATTCGTCGTCCTATTCCTAATGGAGGGTTTGAGTACTGGCATTCATATGATTTAGAGCTTCTACATTAGGCTAACATTTCCACCTGTTCCCACAATCAATACACGTAACAAATGTCGTCATTGGTTCATCCGCAGAACGCGTTTGTAGCTGATAATAACTACATCTCTTCGATTTACATTTTCCACACGTGAAATTATCAGTATTAGCATCTATTTGGGGATTATACATATTTTTGTCGCGAATTTTCTTATCTTCGATAAGCGGCTTCCATCGTTCCGGACTCATCTCCTGGTGTGTCATGAACGCGAGTTTGTGGGCCTTTATCTCCTTATTTTTGATTTTATCCAAAAGAATATCATTATTCTTTAGATTAAATAATAGTGTGCGAAGTCTCTCCGTGTATATAATAACGAAGTAATGATTATCCCATTTCCTTACAATATTTTGTTTATTAGAGATATCAATACTGTAATTGAGTATTCCCTTTTCTAAATTATTACTGATTTTATCATCACCAATAATATCACACAGTTTAACCGCTATATTAGCTCTGAACTCGGTTGGATTTTCAACGATTCGCATTATATACTGAATTAAATAATGTTTATATTTAATTCAATTTAATTACTCTTCATCGGAGTAATCATACGGCTCCTCCTCTAACTCTTCGTCGCTCTCTTCGTCGCTCTCTTCGTCGCCACTCTCCTCCTCGTAATCTCCGTCGGTTGACTCCTTATTCTCGTCGCTGTCGGTATTAACTACGAATCCGTCTTTCAAATATCCCTGTTTGGTCTTCATCTCTAGTGGGATACTGTCCAGCTCATCCTCGCTTGGCTCCTCGTCGGTATCGATGTCTTCGAATCCACCGAACAGGGCCTCGTAAATTTTAGTCCACTCGTCTACGGTGAGGCTAATTATCTCATCGTCGTCACCCAAGCGAATTAGGCAGCACGTTCCGAAATACAGCTCAGTGTCTACTGGGGGTGGAAAGTCATACTTGTTTTCTGTATTTGCCTTACCATCATCTTTCGACCATAGCTCAACGGTATATTTATTATCATCGATATTAATAGTCCACGTTGTTCTGCTGTCAAAATGGTCGTTTTTCTTAAAACCACATTTAGTATGTAACTTCTCCCTCGTTAAATCTTTTACTTTCATTTGTTTAAGAGAACCAGTTTTATCAACCAATACAATGCTGGTCATATTGAATAATAATTTAATAATGGGTTTAAATAGTTTAAGAGTTATATATAAAATGAAAATATGCGTTACCAATATTAATAAACATGATATACAGGAGACAAAAATAAGTCAATATAAGTGTAAGACTGAAAATATTACACTTATATTATCAGATTTAGGAATAATATCTTGTCGGGAGAATAAATTGGTTTTACAAAAGATTGTGGACGGGCCTACTGAAAAAAGAGAACTAAGCGGGTTTTCATTTATATGCGACAATAGTTATTATGTAAATGACAGAGTCGTCTATCAAATTCCCGTATCGCACGCAGTAGAAACGATAGATAAAACATCATATAGGTTGTCTGCCAAATCGGAGCTGGTGATGGTTATAGAGAAAACGCGGCTAACACGCGACCTGTATTTCGAAACCAAGGAAACAATGGACGTCGCATACATCAGAGCCGATATTCTTTCGTTTCTAACTGAATTAAAGTTTTGTTAAAAATATATAATATGATTTTCTGGACAATTAAATGGGTCATTATATCGATCATAATTATCGCAACTTGCCATAATATATATATATACCTCATTGATTCGCTGACGGTTCCGAAGACGCGCGACCTGATTAAGAACCCCGAGCAGCGCTACGCCGAAATGCTNAGCAGCGANGTNNCNGTNGANGNGNCTGTGGTTGNCGGNGATGAAGTTGATAAAATGAANGATGAGCTTCAANCATTNATGAANAATCTGTCGTAGCGAGTTTAATGCCCCCCGAATATTAAGTTAAACAGGGTTAAAGACTCCTCGATAGTATATAACAAATGTTAACAGACGCGCTAAGACGTAGCATACTTAAACGATTTCCTGATATCAAACTTTCTTATGACAAAACGCTCCATAACAAAGTTTATGCCGACCTGTTTATGATCGTTCCAAAGGGACCGAAGGCGTTTTTATGGTTTACCTACATAGATAATAATAATGTCGCTATTGTATTGCTACTCAATAAACGGGGTAACATACAAAGTTTAGATGTATACCCTATGTGTTTTAATGCGGATTTGTCGCTTGGGACATTGATATACGGCACATTCTTTGATGTAAACGGGTGTCATCACTTTACATGCGAGGAAATATATACACACAAGAGCAGACCAGTATTTGGAATGTCTTTGCGAGATAAGCTAGACATTTTCAATGATATATTTTCTCGCGATTTGCTACAAAAATCATACAATAAACAATTTATAATAGCAGGACTGCCTGTATGGACTGCTAATTATATGTCGGCCGTTAACATCTCCAAAACGCTACCGTACAAGGTATATGGAATCAAATTTTACAATATGAAGCATCATCAAGGTAAGTCGGTTGGTATATATGTAAACGATGAGGTTGTTGTGAAAGAGGGTGTCTTCCGCGTTAAAGCGATGATTGAACCAGATATATATCAACTTCATTGTTATGACAATCACAATACAATTTATGGAATGGCTGCGGTGACGAGCTATAAGCATAGCGTTATGCTGAATTCATTATTTAGAAATATTCGCGAGAACATTGAGCTTGATTATATTGAGGCCAGCGATGACGAGGAAGACTTCGAAAACGTCAGCGAGGATAAATATGTTGATTTAGATAAAACCGTTTATATGCGGTGTGTTTACAATAACAATTTTAAAAAATGGGAACCAATTGAGGAAATAAAAATCAAAACAAAAACAATTACTAGAAAGGAAGCAGTTTCATTAGAAAAAAATAACAGATAATATATATAATGACAGTAAGCAAAGGAGGAACCAAACACATTATTCACTATAACCGAAAGCTTGGAAAATCGCGAAGAAAGACGCTTCGGAAGTTTTTATCTAAGAAACGCCGCACTATGCTTGGTGTAATCCGGAAAGGTTACAAATCCTTAAAGCGTAGCAAATCCTTAAAGCGTAGCAAATCCTTAAAGCGCAGCAAATCCTTAAAGCTCCGCAAATCCTTAAAGCGCAGCAAATCCTTAAAGCGCCGCACGAAGCGTCGCATGCGTGGTGGTGGCGAGTTAACCCCCGCCAGTATTGGATTTGACACCAATTCCCCGTCTGGCGGAAACAATATCGCAGACTCGGTTATGTATTCGCTTGCCGATGGTCTGGGCGGTGAGCCAAGTGCGCTGGCAAATCCTCCAATCCCATCACGTTTAAGCGGCTGTGCGAATAAATAGGTGTAATATATGGAGGTTCTACCCATAGCATTACCTATAAATCACCAGATATGTATGCGCGAAAAGGATGCGAGGCCCGGAAGCGCGAAATATTACAGATGTGCAAAATGTTTGTCTATGCGTTCGGTTGCGATTGAGACCATCTATAGTTGTAATATTATGTGAAACATAACTGTTTTTCATATAATATATTTAGACCTCGATTGGTTATATACTGATATACTGATACTTCCTTTTTCTTACCTTAAAATAATAAATTATATAAATATAAAAAAATTAAATTTTTTTTTTTTCAATTCTCATTTATAATTTTCAGAAAAAACCACTTTTTTTTACTGAAATTTTTTTGAGTTTTGTAAATGAGAATTGAAAAAAAAAAAATTTATTTCGTTTGTCTAGGTAATGTAGGAATTTTATTTATAATGTCCAAAAAACTATGTAGGGATTTTATGGTAAGGGAAAAAAACGGGTTAAAATCTCCAAAAAATCGGAAAATTCGGCATTTTTTTGAGAATTTTTTAGTAGCATTATTTAGAGAAAATGCTATCAAAAATGCTACTAAAAACTCTCAAAAACTCTCAACCGAATTTTTATTGTGAAAAGTGTGATTATTCAGCTAACAGAAAAAGCGATTTACAAAAACATTTTAACAGCAAAAAGCACAATGCTACTAATATTCTCTCAATACCAGATTGCGAGTGTATTGTCTGCGAATGTGGTAAGGCATACAAACATCGTTCCAGTTTTTATCGTCACAAAAAGATTTGTACGTTTATTGTGAATCCGAATAAAATGATAAATGATTCCGTCGAAGAAGACGAGATTAAAAATATTGAATCGTCGGGTGTGATAAATATGTTGAAACAATCCATTAACGACAATAAAAAACTACAGGAACGTTTAATATCGATGCAAAAAGAACACAACAGCACACTTAAAGAGATTATACCTAAAATAGGCAACACTACAAATACCACACACAATAGAATTATTAACGTACAAATGTTCCTTCACGAGAAATGTAACGATGCCATGTCTATCCAGAATTTTGCCAAACAAATAATGATAACGATGGATGATCTCAACTATAGCAAGTCTGATTGTATTACAAATGTGGTATTGAAAAACTTAGAACCACTTTCAATAACAGAGCGACCGTTCCACTGTACCAATTTAAAGAAGAAGGAGTGGTTTGTAAAGGATGAGATACAGGGGTGGGAAGAAGACAATGGAGAGAAAGTGTTAAAAAACACCGAGGTTGGTATTCAAAAGAAATGGATAGATGAATTTCAACGTAAATATCCAAAATGGGATATTGACGATGCGCTAAAAGATAAGTTCGTTCTTATTGCCAGCTCTACAAGCTCTGAACTACCCGAAAAATTAAAAATAAGGCTTATAAAGGAACTGGGAAGAGAGGTTACCCTAACCCAAAACGAAATAATAAATACGGATTAAATATTTAACACAAGACATTTACCGCGCTGTATATTGCTATCGTTATTAGCACAACAGCTCTTGGGTTTCGTTTTCTGCTTGATTTTCTCATTTTTATTTAGCGGGAGGTAGTCGTCCGCCCATTCACCATCAAGATAATTATTTATTTCACTTGTAATTATTTTGTAGTTGTTCTTTATGTAAAACTTGCGACGTTTGCTCCATTGACGCTGGTAAACCTGATGCGTATCAACTATGTCAATGACCAGTGGTCGCTCGTGCTTGACGCGCAGAATTCGTCCGACGGCCTGTTCAATGTCGGTTTTGGGCGTCGCCAGAACCAGAGTGGTTAGCGTCTTAATATCAAGCGCCTCCGAGGCCATCGCGTACGTGGCGATGATTATCTTCTTGGTTTCGCTTTCTTTTAGCGCGGCGTCTTTCATCCCGCCCACATAGTATCCTACGCTGGCAATATCGCGCGCTTCAATTTCGGTATATAAATACGTGAGGAGGTTCTTGTTATGCGCGAGCACCATAATTTGCTGGTCGTCCTTCTCCTCTAGCTCGCGCTTCAATACGGTCAATATGAATTCGCATCGTGGAATATGACTACACAGCTTTGATATCATGCTGCTATACGCAACGTTTCCTCGGTAGTCGGTAATCACCGAATTGTAATCCTCCTCCGCCGACGAATACTCTATTGATTTTACTAGGACGAAGTCGTCGCTATCGCGCTTTACTTTGTATACAATCTCGCCTAGAAACATCTTGAATACGTGCGTTAGCCCATCCTTGCGATTCATCGTGGCGCTAAGCCCAAGCATATTCTTCGTTACAATCAATTGTAACGACCGGCTAAACACCTCAGAGCTAATGTGATGACATTCGTCGACGATGGTTAATCCAAAGCAATCAAACATGGAGGATGGGTAGTCCTTCATTGAGAGCGATTGAAGCATTCCGATGACTATATCTTTATTTTCAATATCTACTATTTTGCCTTGAATTTTTCCTACACGCGCGGTCGGAAGGAATTCGGCTATTCTCTCTACCCACTGGTTCATAAGGAACGATTTATGAACAATGACGAGCGTCTTCAGTTTTAAAGTCCCAATTATATTAAGAGCTATGATGGTTTTTCCAAAACCACACGGCAACTCGAGGAGTCCACCGCCGCCATCATTACCGACCGTTTTAACATAGGTGTCTACGACCTTTTGTTGGTAGTCTCTTAATACTCCGTTAAAGTTGATCGAAATGCTCTCTCCTTTAGATATTCGCGACTCTTCGGCCGTTCCATAGGTATTAATTCCGAAAAATCGCGGAATGTATATTTTATTGGGAGACTCGCGATACACGGGAAACGACGGCGGTTTTACGGGCGAATTTGGAATGTTCGGGCGAACCATTAGCTGTTCGCGCAGCCATTGCTGTTCCTCGGCGCTTATACACTCCTTAAATATGGAGTAACCTTTTTGTCCAAGGTATGTTCCCACTTCGTCAGTCATAATAGTATCATATGTATATCTATTTATTTCTTTCAATTTTAGAATATTATCTATGATTATGTTATATGAAGAGTTTTAATAAGTTAATTAAGGGGATTAAACAGCACGAGCAAATTTTGGTAATAGTGCTTATAATCTACGTTTTACTCGAAGTAAAGACCCCACCGGCGATATCTGGTCTCGTCGACAATATGTATGGCAACCTCTTTGTTATTATAATCGCACTGACATTCTTCACGCAGAACAAACCCGTGTTGGGTATACTCGGACTAGTCGTCGCGTATTTCTTTATTAAACGGTCGAGTGTTCAGAATGGAAGCCACGCAATCCGCACCAGCCTACCGTCGGAGAAAGTAAAGGTATCGGATTTTGCCAAATACAATAGCTTCCCTACGACTCTAGAGGAGGAGATGGTCTCCAAGATGGCCCCGCTCGTAGGAAAGACGAAGGATGTTAATGCGAATTTCAAACCGGTGCTTAGCGAGACGCACGACGCCACCGTACTTTAAATATATAATTCCATAAATATTTATATAATTCCATAAATATTTATATAATTCCATAAATATTTATATAATTCCATAAATATTTATATAATTCCATAAATATTTATAGGTTAATGTAGTGATGTGTATTCAGCTCAATATATTCGCCGCGCCCAGCGCGATATCGGTGCCTACCATAGTTTTCATGGTGGAGTCAAATCCAGATCCCCTCCTCGCAGCCCCCTTAAATCCTATATTGGTTATAAAAAATAAAAATTTAACTAGCACATACAAGATAACCGCCCCCAGTATTATCTGTACCGCGACATTACTCCCCCATTCATTGAAATCTTTATCAGACATGACAAATGGTGAACGGAATTTCCGTTTCTTCACCTCTTCCATCTCAGTATCTTCATATGGTTCGCAAGTAATAGGAAAGGCGGCGTCATGCTCCTTTTTAAGGGGTTTGTTTTTGCTGAAGCTTATTGATTCGCCGTCACTAATATTAAATCTGATCTGTTGCCTCGAATCCGCTATAAAGTCAATATTTTCTTGTAATAATGTCAGGGCATGCCTTTTTTGGAAGACAATGACTTCTCCGGCTTGATTGCCTGGACATCGCCCCGGCGGCCCACTCCCACCTTTATATGAATAGTAGGGCTGCTGTGGAATAAACTTATTTAAATCAAAGGATGATTCATTTCCTTTATCCGCATTACTAAAAACATCATCTAAATCTGATGATGAAAATCCAACCACTATTGGAATACAAATTAATATAAACCCACCACCTCTACCGAAATGCATAATAATCATTTCGGCCGATACGCTTTTACCACCATATCTATGATATGATTTTTTAACAAAGCGAATATTGTTCACAACATATTCTGAAAAATTAAATTCAATATTTAAATTGGATAATCCATTTATCGTCAGAGCAGTGCTATCACCAGTGCTAATACCGGTAACAGTAATCCCTTGACTGGGATAGTCGGTAACAAGCTTACATTTTAAATCACAAGAATTAGTTATATTTTCTGTTAAATCGGCAGGAGAACAACTCATTAATATAAACTTACAATAAAAAAATATATAGGGATTTATATAGAATGTATCTCTCTCGGAAGAAGATAAAGCGATTGCTACACATAAAGAATCAGACACAGAGAGCAATTAAGAAGAGAGGGAGAGATTTAAAAAAACATTTACGCACATTAAGGCGCAAGAAACCAGTAAACCTGCGAAATAGAACAATTAAATCATATGGTAACAAAACGGGTGGGTCAGATGTTTCGCAAATTGAAATGGAAACAGATATTAGTTTAAAGGAAAATAAAGAAACTAGAGAAGCAATCGAAACCAAGAAAAAAGAGGATGAAACTGTCAAAAAAAGCGAATTGATGAAATATACAATATCCGAAGGGTCGCCTGGGTATAATAAAATAGAAAAACATCTCAAAATGTTATCAAAACGAGTTGAAGCAATATCAAAGAATATTGAAGAAGCGGAACAGAGACGTGATATATTAGAGCTAGTATTAAAGGATTTGAAAACAGCAGAAAGAGAAAAGAAGAAGGTCGGTGTAAATATTTCTGACGAACAAAAAAAAGTAGGAGGTGCTAGAATTAGAATGGACGGAATGCTTCAACAATTTAAAAATATTAAGGCTCAATTTGAAAACGACCTCAAGAAAATTATAGAATATAAGGGGAAAAATGAATACTACGAGTATACCGAACCCAAAAGCCGTATTAAATTGTATTCAAAAACTATAGGAGGATTTGATAAGTATAATGAAAGGGCAGGCGTATTAATAAATTTCCCTACATATACGGGAGCCCCATTTTACTCGGAGGGAGATTTTGCCGGAGACGATTTGATAAAAACGTTAAAAAATGCTGCGAACAATAAACGAGGAATATTTTCTTCCAATAAACAGTCTGAAAGTATGCAAAGATTGATTGACTATAAAGATAAGCGCGGCGACCTTTTAATTAAAAGCGATGAGATGGACGCAGCCCAATCAGCAGAAAGTCTCGATGATTATGAAGGTATAAGAGTGGAAAATGAACGCAATAAAGGTTCACAAGCTGTAGCTAATATTGACCAAGATAATATAGAGGCTCAGCAAGACAATATGGCAGGAAACGCGGTTACGGCAGGACGAACCCGAGCACCGGTACAGGGAGGGGCGATGGAAGGTGGTAATAGTACTATTGCGAAGGATGCTCTAGACTCACAAATAAAAAATATGACAGAAACTGGATATGGCAATAGGGGTGGAGTCGTAATGAGTCCACCGGGATATGGAGGTATTCAAGGTAGTACAGTAATTAATCAAGAGGAAACGGCGGAAGCTATAAAGGCGAGGGGGACTGTCAAAATAGAGGGATTAGATGCTACTGTAGAATTGATAGCCAAAGAAGCAGAGATAAAGAGAAATATAGAGCAGAGAGCCGAAATAGAGCTTATAGGCTTAAAAAACCAAATAAGCGACGCAATAGACCACTTTACTATTAAGGTTATTACTAATAATGAGGTGAAATCTAAGAAGGAGGTGAAAGATGATAAGGATGCGAAAGCTAAGAAGGAGGCGAAGGCGAAGGCGAAGGCGAAGGCGAAGGCGGAGGCGAAGGCGGAGGCGAAGGCGAAGGCGGAGGCGAATGCGGAGGCGTTGGAAACTACGAAAAAGGCGTTGGAAACGAAGGAGAAAGAGATGAAAACGAGGGAGAATGAGTTTAAACTGGCGGTATCAGCTAATGAAGAAGCTAATAAGAAGCTTCTTAACAAAAAAGAGAAGAACTCGGTGGAGAAGGCGGAGAAGGCGGAGAAGGAGGCGGAGGAGGCGAAGGATCGAGAGGGCGTGGCGAGGATTGCATATCGCGAGGCGATGAAGGCGTTGAAGGTGTTGAAAGCCGCGAGTAATGCATTAGCGGGGACCTTTAGGTCGACCGATTTTAAATACAAATACGTATCGGAATTTGGAAATGATGCGACGAGGAAGGCGGAGGCGGAGGATGAGAAGGTGGCGGAGGCGGAGGCGAGGAAGGTGGCGGAGGCGGAGGCGAGGAAGGTGGCGGAGGCGAAGGCGAGGAAGGCGGAGGAGGAGGC